CCCTCCTGCATATATTGCAGAGAGGCTCTCCTATTAGCAGCTATGTTTGAGGAAGATATTTGATTGGGCCTGCGGAGCCCCTTGGTTTCTCTGAATATGAGCCCTTTAGGGGTCATTTCAGACACACTCTCCCATTACCTCTCTCTCTAAATTTAAGAGTAGAAGCTGGAAACGCTCGGGTGCTGAAATCATCTGAACCTACGAGAGAGCAAAAGCAAGGGGGAGAGCCTCTGAGAGAGCCTCCATAAAGAGGGAGTCTCCAAATAAGAGAGCCACCGAGCCTGAGAGGTTCTGAGGCTGGTCGTAGACTCGGTTGAAGCCATCGGCACGAATGAGAGCTTGGAGCCAGAGCAGGTTCGCAAAGACGTTGGGTTGGTTTTCCCTTCCTGGTTCCGCGCAGCGATAGGCTCGACAGGGGAGGATCTCTCCTTGTTCGAGGATGCTGTCGAAGGTCTCGATGAGTTGGGGGGCTCCACCCACGGATGCTTCGATCATGAAAGGCGAAGGCGCCTTGCGTAAGAGCATCAGTCGTTGGGAGCGTCGGGAGGTAGCCGAGGGAATGACGCGGAGAATGCCCCGCATGGTGGTCTTCCTGGTTCAAAAGCTTCGAAGTGAGGAAGGCACCGCATGGCTTTCCACCATGCTGGGGGGACGGAGCTAGTCCATCAGCCTCTGCTGCAACGCTGCTTTGGCTTGTCCCCTGGCCGAGGTTCGCCGTGTCAGTGCCCAACGAAACAGACTTACAACATAAGTTAGCAATGAGTGCAAATGAAAAGAGACGAGAAGCGGCCAGGCCCCTCGTCTCTTCTAGATGGGCAGCTCAGGCTCTGAACCAAGAACACCCTTGGCAGAGTGTTACCTGGCAGGAGGTCGAGACCGCTGCCTGCGGAAGTTATGTCCCCACTATCCGCTAGGGTCGCCATGTACTTCGCCACGCTCTAGGCGCCACGCAAAGTTATATTTGGATAAATCGGGCTTCACGTCAAGTCTCAAATCTCTTTGACCGGTTGCTATAGATGCCCTAAAGGGTAAATATCAAAGCAACGGGGAATGCTTTACATGGATATTACTGAGGATGAGTTAGAAGAGCGGGCAGTTGCTAAGAGGGTTACTCTGAAGGACGTCGAGGACAGCATCCTCTTCTGTTATTTCTTCACGGCTGCGGATGGCGTTCGAGCCACGCAAAAGACCACTGCCCGGATGCAGGGCAAGGCCAAGAATCTGGAGCTGCTCACTTTCTGTGTGCTCGTCCTTCAGAACGGTTTCACGGTGACTGGCCAGAGCGCCTGCGCCGATCCCGCGAACTACCAGAAGGATATTGGCGATCGTCTCGCCAAGACTGATGCGGTCAACAAGATCTGGCCGCTGCTCGGCTTCGTGTTGAAGAACGAGCTCAATGAAGGGGAAGCGTGATGGAATTCGCACTCTATATGTTGGTGATCCTGCTGTTCTGCGTGATCGCAGTCGGCGCGTTCTTCCACAACACGATCGTCGCCGGACTCAAAGACGAGCTCTTGACTGCTGAGACCCGGCTGCGGGCAGCGTTCATGAGCCGCAGCAAAGTGGCCCAGAACACTCTTCAGGCGGATGTCGTCGCCACGGGCGCTGCTGTTTCCGGCGCCGTCACGGATGCTGCTTCGGGGATTGCGGAGAAGATCTCTTGATCAAGCCCTCGGTCGGCCGAATCGTCTGGTACTACCCGGACCCGAAGAACACTCTCATTGCACCCACGGGCGGAGCGCCCATGGCTGCGATCATCGCCTACGTGCATAGCGACACGATGGTGAACCTCGCCTTCTTCGATGCGAACGGCGTCGCCTCGAATCAGACTTCGGTGAAGCTCTTGCAGGATGAAGACAAGCCCAATCCGGGCGAGATCTACTGCGAGTGGATGCCGTACCAGGTTGGACAGGCGAAGGCGGCAGCGGCTGCTTCTCCCCTGGTTGTTGACCCGCATTCCAACGCCTACATGCGGAGCTAAGTGCGATGATGCGTCCGGTCGTCTTTGTTAATGGTCCTCCCAGCAGTGGGAAAGACACGCTCGCTGAATATGTCGTCCGGAAATTTCCGGGTTTCCGACAAGTCAAGTTCAGCGAGATTTATGGACGACCGGACCTTCCTCACCATGCGTTCGAGACAGTCAAAGAGACTCCCTGCGATGTCTTCCTCGGGTTGAGTCCGAGGGAAGCCTACATCGAGGTAAGTGAGCGGTACATGAAGCCGACTCATGGGGATGAGGTCTTCGGTCGACTCCTTCTTGATCGGATGCAGAACACCTCAGGTCGGGCTTTTATCATCTCGGACTCTGGTTTCGCCTCGGAGGCCCAGCCTATCCTGCGATCGGTCGGTGCAAGCAAGTGCCAGCTGGTCAGACTTTATGCTGAGGGTCGTGGCTGCTCGTTCAAAGGCGACAGTCGCACGCACATCAAGTTGGAAGGCGTCCAGACGACGGACATCGCCAACAACTACTCGATCGACGAATTCTATGGCCGAGCCATGAGCCGGCTTTCTCACATCTTTCAGCAAATGGTGGGTGGCGAATGAACAAGCATGTGAAGGAAACGCAGGGCGAACTGGCTCTGACTCTCGGTTTCGGCGAAGCGATCTCCTACCTGAAGCTCGGCAGCCGAGTCGCTCGCACCGGCTGGAATGGAAAGGGCATGTGGCTGGAACTCCAGGTTCCCGATGCTCACTCGAAGATGACGCTCCCCTACATCTTCATGAAGACGGCGGACCACAATCTCGTTCTCTGGCTCGCGTCGCAGACGGACATTCTGGCCGACGACTGGCTGGTGGTGCTCTGATGCAGACCACCGGCCCCCTCTTTCGAATCGAGAAGTCCACCTGCGGAAACTTCATCCGCGTGCATCTGGGAGGCAAGACTGAAGTGCTCTCGATGAGCACCTGGTCGAAGGCGATCGGGCATTCTGGGGAGTTTCGCCACAACCCCGAACTGAAGCCGGTCGAGCCGACGACCCCCAACGAACCGGACTGTGCTTGATGCTCACGCGCGAGATGATCGAAAAAGCGCTCCCCACTAATTTGAGGAGTGCCGCTACCCAGGCTTTCACGGACCAGGTGAACAACCTGTCGGCAGATCCCTTGGTGGCTGAGAGCATCCGCGAGAATTTCATCTCGTATTCGAGGGTGCTCCAAGAGGGGAAATTTAAGACGGAAGACTACCTGCACGCGGTCGCCTACGTGAGCTTCAAGCACATGGGCTACTCGAACCAGGATGCCTATTTCCGGACTTTCCCCCAGCGCCACGCCAATCTCTTGGCCAAGGGCACTTCGGGCAAAGACATTGCGGCTTACGTCTCAGCGTTCCACCGGGGCAAGCTCGTGAACCTTGTCATGGAGCAGAGCCTCGTTCCGATCTGGATCCTGAACCAGGACGTCTACCAGAAGGCGATCAACACCCAGGTCGAGATCATGGAGGACGACACCCTCCCGGCTGTGGCTCGAACGGCTGCTGCGAATTCGGTGCTCACCCATTTGGCGAAGCCAAAAGAGATGGCGAACACCATCAATTTCACGGTCGCTGAGAGTTCGGGAATGTCCGAGATGCGGCAGCTCCTCACCGATCTGGCCCGAAATCAGCGGGCAGCCATCGAAGGGGGAACTTCTCCTCGGGAGATCGCCAGTCAGAAGCTGATCGATGTCACCCCGAATCCTAGTCCCTCACTGGTTCCAAAATAATGGAACTCCTCAAGCAAGAACTCGATATTTGGCTCGATGGCGTCAATTATCAGGCTCTGAATTCGTCGGACTATGTGCCGTCTGAGTTCGCCCTCACCTTCATGAATTTCATCAAGCTCGTGAACGGCGCCGAAGGCGAAAGCCACAAGACTCCCCCTGTTCATTTGAAGATGCTCGACAAGCTCGTCGAGCCCAGCCCCTATGTGGCGAACCTCTGTTTCCGTGGAGCAGCGAAAACGACGCTGTTCATGGAGTATTTCGTTCTCTTCCTGGCTTTCTATGGTTACCTGCCGAACTTCGGGAAGATCGAGGGGATGATCTACGTCTCCGACTCGATGGAGAACGGCGTCAAGAGCGCTCGAAAGAACATCGAGTTTCGCTACGAATCCAGCCCTTTCCTGCAATACTGGATCCCTGAAGCCCACTTCACGGACAACTACCTCGAGTTTCGAGCCAAAGAGGGCAATCGACTCGGCGTAAAGATGTTCGGCGCCAAGACAGGCCTCCGCGGAACGAAGATTTTCGGGAAGCGGCCTCCTCTTGCCGTGCTCGATGACCTTGTGAGTGACGACGACTCCAAGTCCAGGGTCCAGATGGAGGCCATCAAGGACACTGTCTATAAGGGAGTGAACCACGCTCTTGATCCGACCCGCCGCAAAGTCATCTTCAACGGCACTCCCTTCACCAAAGACGACATTCTCATTGAAGCCGTCGAGTCTGGCGCATGGGATGTGAATGTCTGGCCGGTCTGTGAACGTTTTCCCTGCACTGAGGAGGAGTTCTCCGGGGCTTGGGAGGACCGTTTCACGTTCCAGTACGTCAAAGATCAATATGACATGGCGGTCAAGACGGGGAAGCTCGCTGGATTCTACCAGGAACTGATGCTGAGGATCACCTCAGACGAAGAGAGGCTCGTTCAAGACGACGAGATCAAGTGGTACAACCGATCGAAGCTCCTTGAGATGAAGGGGAACTTCAACTTCTACATCACCACGGACTTCTCGACCTCGAAAAAACAGACTGCGGACTTCTCTGTCATCGCTGTGTGGGCCTACAACTCCAACGGACAATGGTTCTGGGTGGATGGAGTCTGTGCTCGGCAGACAATCGACATCACCTTCAATGACCTGTTCCGGCTT